ATCGCCGCAAGCAGGCTTGAGGCAGTCCGCAAGCCCTTCGGGGCTTTTTTCACGCCAGCAGACCGGCAGCTTTTCCGAAGATAATCGTCATGGTCGAACGGCTTACACCTTGGCGATGATGCTGAATGCGGCACCATCCGAAACGAACGAGACGGATGCACCAGGAGTCGAAAGCGAGACCGTGGCGCCGTCCATCCCGGCGATCGTCACAGCGTTGCTGCTCACGTCCATGGCCGGCTTTTTCACTGTGAACGTTTTGTTCGTTGCCGACAGCGGCGGTGGAGTTACGGCGAACGAACCGGCGGTAGCGTCGGCAAGAATAATCTGGTCGTCTGCGGTCATCGCGGTCGCGACGGCCACCTTTCGAGTGGCGACAAACGGGATGCTACTGTCGGACGGGCGGATCAGATCGGCGACGGCGCTGCGCTTGGTGTTGTCGTTGTTGTCGTACATGCCACCAGTCAGAACGACTTTCCCGCGCACGGTTGGCCCCCACACAGCGGTCCAGCCCCACGATGTGATCGCCGGAGTCTGCACTTCAATCCGGCCAGAAATATTGGACCAGGTGAGGCCGTCGTCATCCGTTACTGGGATATTCCAATTGCGTCCGGTTGTGTAGCCCGATGCATAGTATTCCTGACCACAGAAGAACAGGGGGAAATGCTCCTTCAGGCTGGCGCGCAGGTTTTGCCCGGAAACGCCGCTCTGCGACATCAGAGGGCCAAAGATCGGCGCCCCCAGGTTGCGGTATCCCTTTTTAGGATAGATAACGATCACCTTCGGGTTCGACACGTCGGGGGTGAAAATCACGGCATTCTTGGTGATGGTGCAATTCAACATCTGAATGCTACCTGTGGCGGCGAAATTTGGCCCCATCGTCAGCTTGTTCCAGGTCACACCGCGATCGTCGCTGTAGACAACCTGGTTGTTACCAGAGCCGGCGATATTCGGAGCCACGCCATTGTCATCCCCGTAGCAGACGTAGATGCGGCCATCATCCTGATCGTAGGCCACACCGTGCAGATGGACGCCGCCCGGGTAGGCAATGCCAAGCGACTGTCCGTAGGCATAAATGTCGAAAATTGGCACGGCACCTTTGAAGCCGTCGAGCCCGAAGTTATCCGACAAATACACCCGCCGGGCGGCCTTTAGGTCACTGGTCGCATTGCCAGCACCCCCCTGGGTCTGAGGACCGCCCTCGGAAATCAAAACCGTTCCGTCGGTTCCGTGGGAGTATTGATGCAAGCAGTAGGACGCGATAGCGTTGTCGCCGCCGATGCAAGTCAACACTTTAGTCCAAGTTGCGGTAGCCGGATTTGCCGCCCAGCCATTGGACACGAGGATGCTGGCGGGTATCCCGGCGACGATAACGCCGACCATCAACTCCCCATTGTGCATCTCGCATACCCCGCCCACGTTGCCAGGGAAGGTGTAGATATCCGTCCAAGTTGGCGCCCCGCTATCGAGATTGTTCGAAATCTGCAACTTGGTGGCAAGACTGCCGACAAATGTGGACCGATCTCGGAGCAGGCATTTGGGGCCAGAAACTGCATTGAACCAGGTGAAGCTTGCAAGGCTATATGCAGACAGACGCGGCTTCTTTGCGGTGCCGATGGTTTTCATAGCAGATACTCCCGTTCAATGGTTACGAATTGATTAAGAACGGCACTCCCGCTGCGGGCTTGCTGGATGTAGACTTGCACGGCTTCGTAAGCAATCTCGGCCTCCTGCCCTGGCGCAATCTGCAACGGGAAGGAGCCGGGAATATTGAAATCGTTGTTGGCCGCAGTGGTCGTTCCGACTTCCATGACCACGGTGTTGGCAATCTCGTTTTTGACCGTCAGCCGCACGCGATGATTCTCTTTTAGGGCCATCTGGAATCCGTACCCAACTCCACGATAAGTGCCAACGGCCACCCGCTCACTAATGATGATGTTCTTCGCAACCGTGACGACAGCTGGCACTTGCGTTGGCGCAGGAGGTGGCAGTGCAACCCCGGTGGCCGGATCAATGCTCAGGCCCGGCCCCGATTTGATGCCGCCGAGTTGCGCACCCGTAGCGATCGGTAGCGGTCCGGTGCCCGCCTGCGTCAGCACCGCGTCCTGCACCACAGCGTCAATGCTTCCAGCGGAGCAGCTGACCAGGACCTTCTGACTTCCGGCATACGCCCCGATGGGCGCCAGCGCACCCGCGCCGACCGCCCACGACTTTAACGAGTTGGTGCCGCCTAGTGCTGGGTCTAGCAGATACACCACGCCGGCGGCATCGACGGAGCCAGTGAGGATCAACGCTTTGCCCTCGGGCAGCGCAATAGTTTTGGCGGACTCGCCTACTTTGATCGTGGTCATCTGGGACATTGGCTATCTCGGCGGTGGAATTGAAAAAGCCCGCACGCGGCGGGCTGGAGGTGGAGCGAGACTGGATTACGCGGAGGTGAGCAGCGCGATCAGGTCAGTCTTGTTGGCGGCGGCGGGGAAGTTCTTGCCCTTGGCAGTCAGCGCCGCTTGCAGCTCATCCTTGGACATGGCGCTGTAGTCCAGCACGGTAGCGGAGCCGGTGGCCTGCGCGGCCGCCAGGTCAGTAAGGCGCTGGGTTTCGGTCTGATTGGCAAGCTCGCGCTCGGCCAGCGCAGCTTCACGCTCCGCCAGTTGGCGCGTCAATGCTTGCATGCGGTCTTGGGCGGCCAGCAGTTCGGACGCCGATGGAACCAGCTCGCCCGATTTCACTGCTCCTTGCAGCACTTCCTCTGACTCTTCGTCGTATGGCTGGTGCTTGGCCGAATCGAAGTCGGCAGTATTGATGATCACGAACGGGCCTTGGCTGGCCGGATCGCTCGACTGGATTTTGATGGTGGTGGTCATGTTGTTCTCGCGGTTGGCCCGGCGCCGTGCTGGCCGCCGGGTGGTGGTCGATTAGGCGCCGATCAGCAGGCCGATGTGACGCGAAGCGACAGCTTTCACGCCCCATGCCAAGTTGACCTCCCAACGGACCGAGCGCTTGCCGCGATACAGCGCGAACTCGTAGGTCAGGCCCGAGTACGGATCGGTGATCAGCACCACGTCGTCTGCCGAGTCGCCGCCTTCTGGCATGGCCGGTGCACGGGTAGCTAGCTGAATTGCCGAGCGGTGGAAGAACATGTTGCGGGTGGTGGCCGCAATCAGGGTCAGCGCGGTCGCAGCGGCGGGGATGGCCTTTTGCAGGCCTGGCTCTGCAATGGTGATGGTCCCGCCGTTCGAGACGTCGTTATCGCCGCTGACGATCACATACTTCTCGGTGTCGCCGGCGACGGTCATGATGTCGCCCGAGATCACCGCGCCGGTACCAGCAGAGGCGATGGTGATCACGGTTGCACCGACAGGATAGCCGGTGGCGTTGGTGGTGGCGCCCGCAGCGGTACCGGCGGTGACGGATTTCTTCACTTGGCCGGAATTGTGCAAGTCGAAGCCTTCCACCGAACCCAGAGCGCCCCGGCGCAGCAGATCGTCGTTGCCGGCTTCGTTCACCTTGAACAGACCCGATTGCTTGCCGCGAATGTTCGCCACGGCCGACGAGCCGAGCACCATGTGCAGGTCCGATTGAGGAACGCCGTTATCGTCCAGAATCTTACGGCTCTGGGCGAAGTCGCTCAGGTCGGTGGCGATACCAAACGGCGTGGTGCCTGCCGTGCCGTAGGCACGGGAAGCGTAGATGTGCAGCGCGGCCAGGTCGGTCTCGACCTCGTTCGTTAGCGTGCGGAAGGCCTGGACGATGCTATCGCGGTTGATCGTGCCCAGCGTGCCAGCACTTTGCAGGCCGCGCGTTTCTTCGCCGGTGATACCGAACGGAACGGAGCGCGCCTTCGAAATGGTCATCTGCACGTTGCCGATAGGACGATCCGGTGCCATTTGTGCGTAAGCCGCCGCCACTAGGTCTTCAGCGGGCAGCGCGCCCACGACTGGCGACATTACCACTTGGCCGACAGCGGCGCGTTCAGCGGTCGAATCTCGGGAAACGGCGGGAATGAAGCCGACCAGCTCACGCGAGACGGTGTCCATCGCTTCATAGATGGTCGGGATCAGGCCGTTCAGGGTCAGGATGCCCAGCTGCATGCCCGTTGCGGACATGTGGTTTTGCAGGTGCGCACGCGAGATCTCGGCGAATGCCTTGCCGTAGAGCTCGATTTTGCGCGCGGCCGGCTTGCCGATGCCGGTCACATCGGCGAACAGGTCGACCACAGGGGCCAGCGCCAGCGCCAGCATTGCGGCGACGGCGAACATAATCATCTT